GTGGACAAGCAGGACCTCGTTCACTACGTGGAAACGTATTAGGTCTTGACCTTTACGTAGATCCAAACGCAGTAGCAACAACTATTGACGAATCAGCATTTATTGTTGTTCCATCATCAGTTGCAATTTACGAAAGCCCAGTACTACGTCTATCAACCAACACACCAACCTCAGGTGAAATCGAAACAGCACTTTATGGCTATATGGCTACAGGTGTATTAGTTTCTGGTGGAGTTAGACGCTTCAACCTAACCTAATCCCTAGGTTAAAAACGTGAGGGTGGTTCGCCCCTGTGCCACCCTCACCCCTAAACGAAAGGAAAGAAAATGCCAGTACTAGTTTCAGCAGCAGAATTAAGAGCTGTACTTGGTGTTTCATCTTCCCTATATAACGACACAGCACTTGATGCAATTATTGACACAGCAGAAGACGCTATTGGTGATTTTTTAACCCAATGGAAAGTCGCAGTTGATTATCACAGATATGAATCAGCGACAAAAGCAATTTTACATACAACAACACCACATAAATTTTATGTAGGACAATCAGTTGTTCATTCTGGAATAGAAGCACATATTAACGGATCAAAAACAGTATCCGAAATTGTTGATACCTACACATACAAAATTACAACAACAAACGGAACAGTACACCAAGATTTTAGAGCTGTAGTGCCAAATGGTATTGCTGCAGCAAATGATTTATCACAATACAACAACGTTAAAGCCGTTGAAGAAGCCGTTTTACAAATAGCCATTGACGTATTTCAATCAAGATTAGCTGCAGGTGGCACACAACAAGCTTTAGATTACACACCAGCCCCATATCGTATGGGTCGGACACTTTTGTACAAAGTCACAGGTTTAATAAGCAAATACATAGACTCTAATAGTCAAGTCGGTTAATCTATGGCTTTATCAGACCTTAGATCAACACTTAAAACAGCATTAACCTCAAACACTAACTATTCTTGCTATGACCACGTCCCAGAAATCATAATTCCACCAGCTTGTCTAATTTTGGCTTCTGACCCATATCTTGAACCAATGGTTATAGGTAACAGCAAAAACTATTACGTAAGACTAACCCTAGAAGTTGTTAGTACCACGTATTCAAATCCAAGTGCGTTAAAAAACTTGGAAGATGACATAGAAACAATTTTAGGACTTATTCCGTTAAACTATCTAGTATTATCGGTTAGTAGCCCTAGAATCAGGCAGACAAATAGTACCGATCTATTAACTGCTGAAATACAACTACAAACAGCCTACACAGGCTAAGAAAGGTAACAATGGCAACAACTATTTTAAGTGGTCGTCAATTAACTTTGACTATTGCCACCAAAAATTACTCAGAACAAATTTTGAGTTCTGCTATCAACTTTGCAACAGAACGTTTAACTTTTGACACTCTTGCAGGTAAAGCATTTAAGTACATTGATTCAAACGTCACTTTAGATATAACTTTCTTGAATGACGCAGGCAAAACACCAGACAGCTTATATAAAGCATTATGGGACGCAACTGAAACTGCACCAGATACAGCACTTGCTTTTGTATTAACTTTACAAACAGGTGTAACTTTAACTGGAACAGTATTGCCACAATACCCAGGAGTTTCTGCTTCTGGCGCAGATGCACAACAATGTTCAGTATCACTACAAGTTGTAGGAATTCCAACAGAAGACCTAACAGCTTAACAACAACCAAAGAACAGGGGCACACAAATGCTTAAACTAAAAATACGTTGGGAACTAGAAACAGGTGAAGTTTATGAAGAATGGACTAGACCTAATGAACTTGCCCAAGCAGAAAAAGAACTATACAACAATCGTTCCATTATCAAAATTCTTACTGAGGAAAGTAGCCCAAGTAATCAACTTCTTTTATTCTTGGGTCACAAAATTCAGCAACGTGTCACAAAGAAGATGGAAAACTTTGAGACTTGGAAATCAACAATTACCGATATTGCAGCTGTTGATTTTGAGACAGCAAATTTTACCAAGCCCGATCAGTCGGGCGCATAGCAGTCGAATTGGCTATAGCAACTGGGATATCACCAGATTATTGGCTCAATGCAGAACCCGATTTATGGGCAACAGCTGTAGACGTATTGAACGAGCGCAATAATGGCTAAAACAATTCAATTAGTTAAAGTTGATAAAGATTATCGTGGTCTTCTTCGTGCTTTCAGCAAAATGGACGATATTGCAAAAAATGATATGAAAAAGATTGCACAAGAATTAGCAGAACGTGGTGCAAATTATGCTAAAGGCGCTGCAAATAATGCGCCTTACAATGTAAGACAAGCCAAAGCTGTAGCTGAATCAATAAAAGTATCCAAATCAGATAAAGCACCAAGTTTTAGTATTGGTGGTAATCGTAAAGTTGGGTCTAGTGCTTTTAGTGCTGGTTATGTGATAATGGGTAATGAATTCGGATCTAAGCAATACAAACAGTTCCCTAAACGCTCTGGTAAAGGTGGAAAAGAGGGTTGGTGGTTGTATCGTGCTATGTCAAGATTTCAACCTACAATTGCTCAAGAATGGCTTAAAGGTTATGAACAAATTAGAAATGCTTGGAAAGCAGGTTTATAATGGCTGACATTAGGACACTCAAACTTGCGCTTCTTGCTGACACAAAACAATTTGTTGACGGACTTGATAAAGCCGATAAAGAAACTAAAAACTTTAGTGACAAATTGGGCGACGCCTTAAAAGTAGGTGCAGCAGCCTTTTTAGCTCTTGGTACAGCAGCAGCTACAGCTGCTGTTAAAATTGGTGTTGATTCTGTCAAAGCTGCCATTGAAGATGAAAAGGCTCAAAGAAATCTTGCTAAAACTTTAGAAAATGTTATTGGGGCTACTAAAGAACAAACAGCAGAAGTTGAAAAATACATAACAGCTCAATCATTATCTTTGGGCGTTTCAGATGATAAATTACGCCCTGCTTACGCAAGATTGATTCGTTCAACAAAAGATGTTAAAGAAGCACAAAAAGCATTAAATATCGCTATGGACATTAGTTCGGCAACAGGTCAAGATTTAGATACAGTTACCTCAGCATTAGGTAAAGCTTATGATGGCAATTCTGCTTCATTAGGCAAACTTGGTTTAGGTATTGATAAAGCCATTCTTAAAAGTGGCGATATGGATAAAATTACTAAGACTCTTGCCGAAACTTTTAAAGGTTTTGCTGAACAAGAAGCCAATACACTTGAAGGAAGATTTGCAAGAATATCTATTGCCATAAATGAAGCAAAAGAAAGTTTAGGTGCTGCTCTACTTCCAGTTGTTGAGAAATTTGCTAAATTTGCTACTGAAACTTTAGTTCCAGCAATTCAAGGAATAGTAGATGGTTTAACAGGTCAAAAGAAAAAAGGTCTTGTTCCTAGTTTAGGAATGTTTGAAGAAAAAACTAATGATGCTCAAGGTGCAGGATATGATTTGGGTGCTGCTTTAAGGGAATTGGGATCTGGCGTTGGAAAACTTGCTGGAACATTTGATAGTTCAACAGGAGCAGATTCAGGTTTTGTTAAATTTATTAACCTATTAACAAGTATGGTAGAAGGATTAAATAGTTTATTTGATAAACTTGATGCAGCGCAAGAAAGATTTAGAAGTTTTAAGAAATCTTTTGACGAATCATTGATAGGTCAATTTGCTACAGCATCAGGTCAATTTGCACCAGATGCACCATTATTGGATAAAGCAAAAGGATTGCTTGGAATTAATACAACCCAATCGCCAACTTATATAACTATTAACGGGGCTTTAGATCCACAAGGTGTTGCAAGAAGCGTAACTAAATATCTTGGTACTGCATCAAAAACTTCTGGTATTAAAGTACCAGCCTCAGCCATCAGAGTTGCGTTGAGATAATTGTGCCAGTATTCACACCCACACACAAAGTCACTATTGCTGGAGTTGAGTACACAAGCGAAATATTAAACAACGCCACAATTACAGCAGGACGCGTTGACATATTTGACCAAACACAACCAAGTTACTGCAACCTAGAGTTAATCAACCTTTCAGGCACAAGTCCAACAGTTAACCTGCTTGATTCAGTTGTTATTGAAACCAAGAATACTTTTGGCACATTTGTTAAATTATTCACAGGTGAAGTTTCAAGTGTTTCAAATGTTTTATCAGGTGCAGGCTCAGGTGGGACTTTTGCAAATGTGCTACAAATTCAAGCTCAGGGTGCTTTATCAAAACTTGTTAAAAGATTTGCTGGACAGGTTGCTTACCCATCTGAACTTGATGGTGCACGTATTACAAGAATTTTACAGGAAACACTTTATATTGCTTGGGAAGATTTAAGCACAACCTACAAATGGACAGATGTACCAGTTAGTGCAACTTGGGCTACTTATGGTGTTCAAGGAATTGACACAATTGATGCTGGACGTTACACACTTCTTTCAAGATCTGCTAGTTCAGACAATGCATTTGATATGGTCAACAGCACAGCGTTCACAGGTTTTGGTTATATGTATGAAACCACAGCAGGCAACATTGGTTATGCTGACGCTGAACGTAGAACAAATAATTATGGAACAAATTTAATACCTTTTGATGCTCAAGTTGTTTCATCACAAGGTGTTCAAACAAGACTTCAAACGGCAGACATTGTTAATAACGTTGTGGTTCAATATGGTGATCCGATAGCAGAAGTTGAGGCAATTGATGATGACTCAGTTAACCTTTATGGTGTTATCCAACAGGTAAACACAACACTTCTCGCAAACAGCACAGAAGCAACAAATCAGGCAACGCGTTTTGTAGCTCTTAGAAGCACACCAAAAACAGGTTTTGATTCTCTCAGCTTAAACCTAGCCAACGGAAATTTGTCTGACACAACCAGAAACTCGCTACTTGGCATCACAATGGACAAAGCCTTATTCGTGTCATCACTTCCAGTTGGGTTATTCCCAACAGGTGAATTTGAGGGTTATATTGAGGGTTGGACTTGGACTCTTGGTAAAAACTCGCTAGATCTTCAAATGCTTGTAAGTAACAAAATTTATTCAACAGTTGAAGTACAATGGGAAGACTACAACCCTGCAACTCAATGGCAGAATTTGGATAATGTCTTGACTTGGCTTGACTTAACGATAGGATAAGTAACTATGGCAACAACCACAAATTATGGGTGGACTACCCCCGACGACACAGCTTTAGTTAAAGACGGCGCAGCCGCCATTCGTGCTCTTGGCACTTCAATTGATACTTCAATGAATACAGCTCTTGGTACTCGCAAATCAGGTCTAGTTTTACTGAATACGACTAGTTTTAGTGCAGTAGCCAGTTTTTCTTTAGCAGCAGATACTTTTACTTCAACTTACGATAATTACAAAATTTTAGTTCAAATTACAACTGCTGCAAGTGCAGGTTATTTAACTGGTCGTGTTCGCGCAGCAGGTAGTGATTTATCTGGTGCAGATTATGCAAGTGCTATGATTCAAGCCGCTTATGCTTCAACTACTCTTGGCAACGATAATGCTGGTGCAACTGCCACAAGTTTTAGATTATCTTATGTTGATGGTCGTCAAAATATAACTATGGAACTTATGAATCCAAAAACAACACAATTCACAAGTTTTTATAATATGAATGACAGACAGGGTTATGGTTATCAAACTGCTGGTGGAGTTTATAAACAAACAACTTCAGTAGATAGTTTCACTTTTATTAGTGGTGCTGGCAATTTGACTGGTTCTTATTCTGTTTATGGATACAATAAGTAAAGGATTATGATAATGGCAACCGAAAAGATTAAAATACAAGTTGGCGAAGAAGTTCTTGAACTTACTGGTGCTGATAAAGAAACATTTCTTGCTGACAGAGAAGCAACAACTCAAGCACAAGCACTACTTGAAACGGAATATAAGGCTAAGCAAAAAGCACGCCAAGATGCTATCAAAAAGTTAGCAGAAGTAGCAGGACTAACTGCAGAAGAATTGGCAAGTATCTTATGACAAACTACAAAGCAATCCTAGCCTCATACGCCAGAGCATTTTTAGCAGCAGCAATAGCCTGCTACCTTGCAGGTGTAACAGATCCACAAGCATTACTAGCTGCAGGACTAGCAGCAATACTTCCACCACTACTTCGTTGGATTTCACCAAGCGACAGCACTTTTGGCTACGTTAAGGTCAAAGACAACAACGAACACTAATGAATGGTCGTCAAGCTGCAGATCAAATGCAGCAATGGCACATTGAACGTAAAACTGGTGTTAAAGGTCTTTGCTTAAAAACTTGCCGTCTAGCTTGGAAAATCCCTGCAAAGTTCCCCTCAGCAATATCTGCTTGGGATAACACACCTAAAAAGAACAAATTTACTGACCCAATGACTGCCCCAATAGGTGCGACACACTTTTGGAAAGGCGGACGATTCGGACACGTTGCCATACAAAGCCATAAAGCAGGTTATATTTGGACAACCGATATTCCAGACAAGGATTTGATAGGTCTCACTTATTACACAGCTGTAAGAGATAAGTGGGGCTACAAATACCTTGGTTGGACCAATAAACTAAATGGGGTTGATTTGAATGTCTAAACCAAAATCAAAAAAACAAAGCATTGAACTACCTGACGTTATGGCTAGTGAACTTGTAAGAATCATTAACACAGCTCATGAAGACGGCAAACTAATTACAGGCTTTGTATGTGTTTTGGAAGTATTTGATGGTAAGAAAAAATCTATCAAGATTATGGCAAACCAAGATATGCCACAACATTCAGTATTTGGCATCATCAACTATGCAGCTGAAAAATACCAATTCACTGTTGCACCAGATGAAGACGAAGACGACGATTTTTATGATCCTGAATGGTTTCATGGTCAATGATAAATGAACTTATTGGAATTACTGGTTTACTTATTACTGTTCTTGTTTTGGTTATTAAAGCAACTGCGGAAATATCTAAAATGAAATCCCAGTTATTCCCTAATGGTGGTTCATCATTGAATGACAAAGTAACACGCCTACAAATTGAGGTATCGAAAATTTCATCAACTATCAGTAGTATTGAGTCACAGTTAGGGAAGCCTAAACGAAAAACGAGGTGACGTATTAAACGTTACGTAGTTATATCAGATTTGCAGTATCCTTTTATCAAAAAATCTTACGTTGATAGTCTTTTAGACTACATAGATTACGTTAAACCCCACGCTTTGCTAGGGGTAGGTGATGAGCTTGATGCACAAACAATATCAACTTATGCTCGTGGAACAGCCCTAGAGTTTGAGGGGTCTTTACAAAAGAATATAATTGGGTTGAAGTCTTTACTCAAAGAATTCCGCTCGGCACTTGGACGCAGTAAAGACTTTCAAATTTCACGTAGTAATCACACAGCCCGCATTGAGAGATACATTTCAAAATTTGCGCCCGCTTTTTCAGTACTCGACGCAATCAAAATTGAAAACCTTTTAGGATATAACGAAAAAGACATAAACGTTAAATACAACAGATCATTAACCGAAGTTGCTAAAGGTGTTTTGCTCGGTCATGGCGACGAGGCAAGACTTTACAATCAAGCAGGTGCTACAGCTCTCGGACTTGCTTTAAGAACAGGCAAATCGGTCATCTGCGGACATACGCATAGGGCTGGACTTTTGCATCAGTCATTTGGTTATTCAGGCAATTTATCAAAAGTGTTTGGAATGGAAGTTGGACATCTTTGCGATACAAAATCAGAGGGAATGAAATACACCAAAGGTTACGCTAACTGGCAAGCAGGCTTTGGAATTTTGTATGAACAAGACGGACAAGTTAAACCAGAGCTAGTGACCTTCAATAAAGACGGCTCATTTATAGCCGAGGGTGAACTCTGGCATTAAAGCCGTTATCAAATTGTTATAATTCAATGCTGTGTTTTGACAGACCAATGCTTTAATCTCGTTTCAACGAGAGGGGCAAGATGGATAAAGTTTGGTATCCGATATCACACTTATTAGCACACGCATATCACACAATGGACTATTACCACAGAACAAGATGTCTATTTGAGAAATGTGATTGTGAAAACAAAATGCAACAGCTGCAAGAATTTTACGGACTATTTATAGGAGTTAACTAAATGGATTATCTAAAGAATTACATAGAAGTTAAAGACAGAATACAAATGTTTTACGACAAATACCCAGAAGGCACTTTGCATTTTGAATACAAAGGAATTTTGGAATTTGGTGGTGAAACCTACATTTATGGCAAAGCGTTCGCATATCCAGATCGCGACAAATTGAACTATGCAAGTGGTTGGGCTTGGGAACGTGTACCAGCTAGAGGTTTTGCTAAGGGTGCTGAGATGATGACCCTTGAAACAAGTGCTTGGGGTCGCGCTATTGCAGCTCTTGGTATTGCTGTCACAAAAGGTATTGCTAGTCGAGAGGAAGTGCAACGCAATATGAAGCCAGAAAATGACCCTTGGCAGACCCCACCAGATAGCCCTATAAAGTCCATAGAGGGCAAAATTAAGCCCGAAAGCCCTGCGTCTGTATCTGGACAAAGACAAGGCTTAGAACAAGGCTATTTTGGGTCATACAGAATCGCCACAGAAAAGCAAATAAACTTCTTGCATAGCCTGTGTAAACGTATCTATACTGACTGGGATAAAGAGAAACTACTGAAATATCTGCAATTCCTAAGTAAGGAACAGGAGTTTTCTAAGCTAGAAACAGCTCCATACACCATTGTCAAAAATCAACTAGATAATCAAGAGTTACTTGCTGACAACCTTGGTGCTTGGTTAAGTGCTTCTAGACTTCCCTCAGCTCACGAACAAAGTGAGATGGCAGCAGCAGATTGGAAGACAGACCAATTTTAGACATAATTTTGTTAAACCCATATTTTAGTGACGTTGAGCTACTACCAAGCGACTATCGGAAAATAGCCGTTTGTGAGTCGTCACTAGATCCAGAAGCTGTTAACAAGACAGGCAAATATCGTGGCTTGTTTCAGTTTGATAACAGATCGTGGGAATATGTTGGGGGAACTGGTGACCCTGCGCAAGCGTCTGTGTCCGAACAACTCCGACGGGCACAGATACTTGTATCAAGGCAAGGATTTGAAAGAGCGTTCCCACAATGCGCAAAGATTATGGGGGTTAAATAGATGGAAGTATTTTTAACTTTTGTTGGTATGTTTCTGGTGTTACTAGCGTTGTATATGCGACAATAAGATTGGAAAGGGGGGCAAATGAAACCGCAAGAAGTTTACAAGCTGGAGCAAGTCTTACGATTGTCGATTTCACAAGACTTACTCAACAAGGCATCAAACTTCCACAATCGTGATGATATGGAAGAAGCAAGAAAGATAGTAGAAAAAAAACACTAAGTCAAGACAGGGGCAACAAATGGGAACACCATTAGGCAGGGAAGCAGTAATAAGTTTATTGTTAGGTGGAATACTTACTCTTGGTATAATGCAGATTTGGGAGTGGGTGAAAGCGTATGTTAGATCTAATATCAAGGTGCGTTAATTGTGGTTGTTGGTGTTATGCAGCATCATATTGTAAACCTTGTATGCAAAGGATTAAATAATGGCAACATATATTTGGTGCAAACATTGTCACACAATGATTGCTAAAGAGTTATTGCACGAAGATTGTGAACCTAACCAAGTAACCAAAGCAGCTATGCAAGAAGCGTTAGATAATGAACCTCAATGGACAGAAAACTGGTACGCATAATGAGTAATCCCATTTATCTACACTTCCACTACGATTACGACAACAGTAAAGAAGTGTTATGCAGAGACGCTAAGTGTTATCACAAACGTTTAGAAGACCGAAAGAAGCTAGAAGAATATCAAGACCAAATAGATCGTGATTTACAAATGAAAGACAATCTTAGAATCATTGAAGATTCAATCCAAGATCCAAGGATAGACAACTACGACAGATACTGATATAAGTATCATCTTGGTCGCTCGTGCCAAGTCTAAACCTAAAGTCGAGGGTTGGTTGATAGCCAATTTAATCGCCGTTAGAGGGCGTTAATCATCTATGCCTAATCTGCATGGCGTGTAACAATAACGAGAAGTTACGACATCACAAGCTGCTATTAACGAGTCTCCTAATAGATCCATAAACGTTTGTGATGGTATGGCGAGACTAAGCCGAATAATAAATAAGGCTTCCGTTCGATAAACCTGAAACCGCAGGGGTTCAATTAGAGAATGGTTCTATTCATTAAGCCGTTCTCTGCCCTTCAACACACAAGGGTTCTTAAATCAATATAGATGTGTAATATGATTGAATAAGTTATGAATAACAAACGCAATGGTAGTACTTCAAGATGGAGAAAGATAAGAGTTGCAATACTCAAACGAGATAACCACACCTGTTACTACTGCGGAATACCTACAGCTACTACAGTCGATCATCTCACACCCGTCGAGCAAGGCGGCGACGATTCATTCAATAACCTCGTTAGTGCTTGCGCAAACTGCAACTACAGTAAAGGCAATCGAACCGAAGAACAGTACATTAAAGACAGAAACAAAAAACACAGGAGCAAAATAATGAAACAATTACGATTTTTTGAATTAGATAAGACAC